TTTTTCATCTTCTTTGCCCTCTCTTTCCCCTGTTGAACCGCCCGATCACTCGCTTATACTCTGCATAGAACTCCGGGCAAAGGTCGCCTGTGTCCCTGCGCCACGCCCAGTCCTTGAAGTATTCGTCAGGGTTCATCATCCTGCTGCCCAGAACTGCTCCGCAGCGGTCGCATTCTCGCTTGTGGTAGATTCCTCTGTCAGTTTGCATTAGTTATCCTCCGCATCCAGCCTGTTTACGCAATTTTCCTTCTGACATTCATTGCAATTTCCGCAACACTCAAAAGAAAAATGCGTGATTTTTTGTGATTTATACTGACGGAGTAAATATTTATATTGGTTGTAGCAGTAAGGACAAACAAGCATTCCATCAACGTTTCCCCATCCGACTGCTTCTTCAAATTTTTCCCAGTGATTGAATCCTCCGTCCATATCGCCAGTTTTTAAAAGTTTTACGAAATGCGTCATTCCGCATCTGTCACATTTGTAAAGTTGTCCGTTTGTTTTCATTTCATTCATTCTCCCCAACATCCTTAAACAGGATTTCTTTGTCGGCTTTCCAGTCCTTAATTTTGCACGGAATATCCGTGCCGGGCACGGTCTTTTTCAGACCGTCCATCTGCCAGACGTTCCATGAGATGGTATCCGCGATGCAGTCAAGAAAAATTGGCATGAAACCGATTTCTAGCTTTTCAGCATCAAACCGATACCTGAAATTTTCAATCAGTGTCAGGAACAGGTTGCACCGCGCCAGCAAAAGATTGTCTCCCTGCCACTCATAGCCGTATGTCGATGCGTAGGCATTGATTGCCCAGCATATCCATATATCGTAGTCATGGAACTGCTCTGCCAGAACATTCAGCTTCCTGTCCAGCAGACCGATTCTATTCGGCACGGCAATCATCTGCCCTGTTGTGGTATCGTATCGGCTTGTCAGAAACGGCGCTTCTCCACAGGTGACCTCAAGACAAGTCTTGTTGATGTAATCCTTCCAGTCCTCATCTTTCAGGTCGTTTTCGGCAACGTCTGTCATCTTCTTGCAAACCCAAGTCGGCGTAAACACCTCTGCTTTCTTGCTGGTGCGCTTCTTCTGGTCTGCAAGCCGTTTCTGCACACGAGGGACAAGCTGAACCTTGTCCAACTGTTCCAGTGTGATTTCATCTGAAAAGCCCACGCCCAGTTCAGGCGGCGGGTCTGTCGCCCAGATGATGTTCTTACCTGTCGTGTGGTCTTGCAAGAGAACAGGCAAAAATGTGCGTAAGCATGGGTCGGAGAAGTCAATCAGAATATCGCTTTGTGAAATATTTTTTGTGAGCATAATCGGATGTCCACCCTCCCGCTTTTCTTGCTTTTTCTAAAGATTTTTCCATCATAGCTTGATGGTATTCGCAAAACGAACTTCCAGCTTTTCTTTGCTTTCCGCAGTTAAGACACAGTCCAGCTTCACGCCATTGGCTCCTTATTGTCCCACGATGGTTTTCTTCATACCTTTTCCATCTTTTTCTGTTTTTGAGCCAGTGTTCGTAGCAGGTTTTATGCCCCTGATAAAGCGGTTTACCGCACATGGGGCAAAGCCCATTTTCAAGCATTTTTTCTTTATGTTCTTTGTTGTATTGCTTTTTCCAATTTTTGTATTCGGGGTTTTTGTTTTTCTCTCTTCTTATAGCGTTCCATTTTTCTCTGCACTCATCGCACATAATGCGATTGGGTGATGCGTTGTTCTTTTTACACTTAACGCAGATTCCGTGGCTCTTGTACCAATAATAGCTTTCGTCTGCCACAGGTTATCACTCCTCAACCTCTCTGTACTCCACGTCAATCTCTTTCGGCAAAGCCGTCTGGTACTTCTGGGCGAGCTGTTCTGCGCTCTGGGTATCGCCCAACGGCTGTTCTGGCGGCGCAACGGTGACTTCCACGTTGTCACGCATACCAAAGTAGTTCTTGGCTCGGAAAATCCACTCTGCCGGGTTCTCCTGACCGTACATACCGTTGTACGCCCACATGGACTGCATTTGCAGAATCAGCTTCAAGATGTACTTCTGCTGCAAGCTGTCGTCACGGCGTTTACCAGCCATAATTTGCTTTAGGCTCACCCATTCGATGCCCAGCACCAGTGCAATCCATTCCACCACAGGGGAAATTCTGGCTTCGATGCAAGCGTCAAAGAAGAAGTCAAGGCGTTGCTGCACTTCAATCGGGTTGTTCATGTCCACGCTCGGAAGGTCGCCAAAATACTTTGCTGCAATCATGCCGATGACCTTCTTGTCCTCTTCATCACCGATTCTCGACTGCAAATCGCCTGTATTCAGCATCTTAGACCTCGTAATTGCTAACTCCTGTTGTTCTTTCACCTTTTTACTCACCTGTGAGCGGATAGATTTCCGCTTGTTAAGCATCTGTTGTTTCTTCTTCTCTCGCTCTTTCTCACGCTTCGCAGCGGCTTCTTCTTTCGCCTTTTGCGCCCGCTTCTCACGCTTTTTCTTTTCAGCTTCGGTCAGCGGCGGTCTGCCACGACCACGCTTCGGGGGTGTTGCCATGTATCAGACCTCCTTTGGTGGTTCAGGAAATGGCATCCAAAACCGAAATAAGTCCGGCGCATCAGCCACAAAATCCCACTTAGCCGGTTGTGAAATCGCTGAGTCCGCATACATTGCAATGACTTTCCCGTATGTGGAATCATCCCTTGTTGGTGGGTTTTCTTTTGTGTTTATCCACTTATCCTGAAAGCCATTTTCGCTATAAGAAACGATTTCAAAATAATGTGTAGCCATCCCAAGTTCTTGCTCAATATCGCTACGGATGCCGTTGTCATCCTCGTCCGCTTCGATTTCGAGAACAAGGTAAATTCGCTTTTTCACACTCTCACCTCTTCATCTTCTTTTCGATGTTGTCCAGCTTCCATGCAATTTTCCAGACGGAACAGCAACCGTCCAACCGTCGCCACCAAGCGCACTTTTCTTTTTCGCAGACGCACCGACCAAGCGGATTGCTGGTCATCTTCATCGGGCAGTAAAGTTCGTTATCCATGATTTTTCTTATCCCTCCAACTGGAGATGAGCGTTTACCATCTTGACGGGTAAAAGCTCATCTATCTGCAAAAACTTTCCGCTTTTCAGGTTGATGCCGCCGGACAACCCGCTTACCGAAAGTTCCACGCTGGCTTTCATGAGAATTTCGCCTTTCAGTTCAAACACATCTCCATATTCCAGAAACCCAAAATTGGCTTCTTTTCTCTCAATATCGCAAATTTTCATCATTTCTACCTCATCACAATAGCCGTGCAGCGTCCTGCAACCGTGCAATGGCAAGCCGTTCCTTATCCATTGTTACCTCCATCTAACATCCTCTATGATGTTTGGATTTTCATGCGATTGAAACTCATATAGACTGCATATGGTTTTCCTTCCACAAATCGGACAAATAGGAGTTTCCCCATTATCTGCCATCGCAGTTGCAACGCGTGCATCACATACAGAAATGGCAGTATTGCAGAAGTAACAAGTGAACGTTGCTCTTTTAATGCGGCAAGACTTTGGATTTATTGAAGTGATTTCCGAAATAGCTTCTACCGAAAATATTGCCATCAGCTCCACCTTTCTCTCAGCTCTTTTTCGACCTGTTCTGACTTTGCGGTGATGTAATCCGCAAACTCGTCAGGTGTCATGTTCTCGTTCTTGAACTGCCCGACCATCTCCCAGTACCTATCGCCAATGCGGATGATTTTCTGCACCTGTTCATCGGTCAGGTCTGCATCGCACCGAAGGTTCTGAATCAGTGCGCCCCATGTGGCAGCAATTCCATCCAAAGCCATGCGGAAGCCGTACAACTGGTTCTTCCGTGCAATTTTGCGGAGGTTGGTTGGCTTGACCTGTTTGCCACACAGGGGGCAGTTTCCAAATTTATTCATCCGACTTCTCCTTTGCTCATTTCTGTTCTCCTTTCAGTCGATGTATCTCCATGCAACGATTTTGACATCACTTGGAACCCACTCACCACTGCTTTGAAACCAGCGTTTATCGTTATATCTGCGGTACGCAATGTCGAGGTCCCCATTTTCAAGCTTTATTTCGACAGCCGCGCCACATTGCGGTTGAGTAGTCATGTTGTTCCATTCGTTCTTGTTTCCGTTGTCTATTTTTTCTTTGTTTGGCTCTAACCAGTCATTCAGTTCTTTCATGCAGGACGGGCAAAGTTGAATCGGTTCTTCGCCCAGTCCAAAGCGGTTTTGTTCCACCGTACAATCCAAGAACAAAATCGAATTTGCTGTTCCGTAGCACCCGTTTATGTCAGGCACTTTCCGATTAAAAATTTCTCCGCATCGGTCACACTTAAACACCGTTGCCATATTCGTCCTCCAATCTCTTTAGCAGCCCATCCACGTCATACCGCCAATGGACACGTAGCCTTTTTGCCTTGACCTCTATCCCCTCTTGCTCTGCCCACTGCCAAGGGATGCTCTTGCGGCTCTCGTTGTAACGGAACGCCAGAACCTTGCTGGCAGGGATTGCAAAGGTGCGGTTGACTGCCCTGTAATTGACTATCACATGGGCGGTCTGACCGCCGTACCCCATCGCATCCACCATGTCAGTGATGTGTTTTTCCTTGCGGTACTTATACTTTGCCTTGTCGTACTTGCCGAACACCTTTTCCAGAGGGATAGAGGGGGTTTCGATTGTTTTCAGTTCAAACAGGTGGTTCATCGGGTATCGGTACACAAGGAAGTCGCAGATGTTGTCGATGGAAAAGGACAAGTTCTCGTTTCCGCCGTAGTAGGTGGTAGCACTGTCTTTCAGGCGGTAGCACCACGCATCGGATGGGACGGATGCTTTGAAGTCTGCTTCAAACTGCTTGCCGGTGTTCATTCGTTGTCCTCGATTTTTTTGGCTTCTCTGATACGCAGCCGAGCAAGTTCGCTATTTGCATATCGCAGTTGCCAGCTACCAAACCATCCTTTGTGAACAAGTTTTCCGGCGCAGTAAACAAGCTCCTGCTTCATCAAGTCATCAAGTGAAATGATGTAACCGCCCGGCTTATACTTTCTTTTGCTCATCCTCGTTCACCTCTAAATTCACTTCCGAGAAACCGCTTCTTGCCACGTTCCCGGTGCTTGTCCTCATAATCACGGTGGTACACGCTCTGGCTGTGATTCAGCTCATACACGAATGCCTTGCGCTCCTCGAAGTCTTTCTTCTCTGCCTTGTACTTCTCGCAAGTGTCGTGACAAGCTTGGTGGCGTGATGTGCAGTTAAGACAACAGGTAATCATTCTTCGCCAAATCTCCTTTTTGTTACAGCTACGCAGAAACTTTCGATTTCGCTTGCCCAGCGTGCAGTACCCTCGCCGTATGCTCTTTGCCAGACCAGAGGGAAACCGCCCAGACCGTCAAACAGACTGCCCAGCGTAGGCTTTTCTTTCAGATAAGGGCGCATCCTTTGCACCATCCAAAACCATTGTGGCAAAGCGATTGAGTTGCCCAGAGCCTTGTACCGTGGGCTGTCAGCGTACTTGTGTTTCTTGCCCTTGCTGTCTGTCCAATCACCAATGTTGGAGTAATTGTCAGGAAATCCTTGTAACCGTTCACATTCAACAGGGGTCAAGCGGCGAACAATCCAACGGATGGTTTTTTCCGCAACTAACGGCCCGGAACTTGACCCATCGTTCTTACAGGTAAGCGATGCTGTTTTTTCTCCTGTAACAGCTCCGTTATACCCATCGACCGCAATAGAGGTTTTCTCTACGACCATGCTTTCGCTGCCATTGCCGATGTTCCCTGCTTTCGCTTTCAATGTTGAACATTTGTCGCTTTCCTTGTAGTGACTGAAAGACTGTTCGTTGAAGGTCTGGCGCTCGATTGCAATGGCCGTGTAATCTGTGATTCTGTTTTCGTGGTCGCCTGTTATGGTTGGGCAAGTTCTGCCGTCACCATTTCCACGTGCATCAAAGACCTTATACGCTACTGCTGGACGGTCAACAGTGTTCAGCGTGTAGCTCTGGTTTTCCTTCACGCCGGAACCATTTGCGCCAGCCGTTTCAGAACGATCAATAATGTTTCCAGCAATGCAATAACACACGCCGTGTTCATGATTTGCCTGCAACGTATATGCTGGGTCACCATCTTCGCCAATCCCAATCCCAGTGCGCTCTCCCGTGGAAATATACCGTGTCGCTATCTGTGTGTTTATTGGGATCGTTCCTCCCACCACCGAATCATTTCCAGCAGGGCAGTTTGCAGCAAGTCTGGCAATTTCTTTCCACGTTGGGACGCTCTCGTCAGGATTCCCTGACACGCCCGTGCGCTCAAATAGTATTTCTGCGGCACGTTGACCTCCAAAATCTGCGACAAGAGCGATACGCTTTCTTCTCTGGGGGACTCCCCAATATTGAGCGTCGAGCTGTCGCCAAGCCAGAGACCATCCGTTTCCAGCGATTGCTCCAGCTTTTCTCCATCTGCCCCCCCTACCCGAAGGTCGAGGAATTGAAGCGTCTGGTTGTTCCACGCGGGCAAGTTCTTCCAGCACGGCTCTGAAATCTTCTCCTCCGTTGGAACTGAACGCTCCGGGCACGTTTTCCCAAACAGCGAAAGTTGGATACATTCCATTGGTGGCTGTCCTCATTTCCTTAATGATTCTTGCGGCATCCAAAAACAGCGCGGAACGGTTGTCGTCAAATCCAAGCCTTTTTCCCGCCATAGACAAGCCCTGACAAGGACTGCCGAACGTGATGCAGTCCACGGGCTCTATCTTGTCGCCGTGAATCTTTGTGATGTCGCCCAAGTGCTTCATTTTTCCAAACGCCCGTCCAGCCAGATAGCACAGCTCTTATATAAGGTAGGCGGTCAGTCTGCTTGTGGGAATCTTTTCAATTCTTCTTTCAAGCATATATTGTCGCTAATATCCAGTGTTCCGTCGTTACTACTTGTGAGAAAATCGAGAAGAGCTTCCCTTGCTCGGCATCTGTCTAAAACGTCATCAACGCACTCTCCGTTGTATTCGCCAATGCAGAAAAGTTCATTTTCGCAATCGCTCATTTTGACCGTAATGCAAGACGAGAAACCTTCTTTTAGCTTGGGAAAAATAATTCTCGTAATTGCATCTGCGTTGAGGTAGCACCCATTGGTAGTCCGAATCAGTTTCATTCTTTTATCTCACTTTCTCGAAATATTACGTTAATTCGCTATTTTCAGAACGGCAGGTCATCCGCGTTGCCCTCAATCACAGCGAAGTCGCCAGTGTCAGGCGCAGAGCCAGACCCACCAGCCAGTGTTTTCTTCGGTCTGACCTCATAATCGCCGGAACGAATCTTGTCCACGCTGGTGAAGCGGTCAACGACCAGCTTTGTCTTAATGTTTCCATCGTTGCCCATGTACTCTTCCTCACGGAGAACCACGCCGACCAGCTTGCCACGCAGGGCCTTTTCATCGTTGTTAAACTTGTAGCCGGGATTGGACTGCTCCACAGCGGTGATAAAGCCCTTGAAGAAGGGCAATGCCTTCTCTTTGTAGCTCTTGATGGTCTTGCCTCCCCATGCCCATTCGCCCGGATTCAGCTTACCGCGCTCGATAAGGGAAGCTGTCTGCTCACGCCAGTAGCCCTTGAACTCGCCCTCTGTGACTTCCCACTCAATGTTCAGACGCTCCTTTGCGGGTTCGTCCGTTGCCTTGCAGATACCGGCAACGTAGCCGCCAACAGGCAGGTCGCGGCGTTCGGTGGCTTCCTGCACGTCATTCCAGTTGATGTTCTTCATCTGTTACTCTCCTTTGTTATCCGGCTGAACCGGGATGTTGTAATACTCACGGATGGTCTTGTCTACGGCGGCGAGGTCGTTCTCGATCAGCGCATCGTTGAACATCCCAAGCGGGGTTTTCACGGTGTCCATCCCATCATTGCGAGTGCTGAACAGGTATCGACCATCCTGTACAACGGTTTTCAGAACGATGGTGAAGTACCCTTCCACGCAGACCTTCTCGTCCAGCAGCTTGCCGATGGTCTTAAACTTCTCACCACCGTCTCCGTCACGCTCGCTATGCCCGAAAAAGTAGACCACAACATCATCCGGCAGTTCTTTCGCCCGCATCAGCAAGGTGTTGAAGTTGGCTGCCATGTCGGTAAACTTCTGGTATCCAGCGACCTTTGCGTTCCGCATGAACTCGCCGGTCATAAGATAGGTTGCATCGTCAATGACGATGGACTTACGCTTGGTGCTGTGGATTGCAGCATCAATCTTGCCGTAGTCGTTGGTGATATAGGTTTTCATGCTACTGCGGAACGGCAGCGGCTTGCCAAGCACGTTGATTACCGCCACCTGTTCCGGGTCAAAGTTCCGAAGCGAAGCGGACTTGCCGCTGCCGGAGTGACCGTAGACCATTACTAATACCGCCATTTTTTCTTTCCTTTCTTTGGCTTCATTAGGCTTCATTACTCTTACTTTGGCTTAACTTGGCTGCACAAAATCAACCAGCCATCAGTTCTGCCAACTGTGCACGGAGGTCTTTCAACTCCGCTTCCTTGTCCTCGATTTCATACTGCAAATCCGCGATTTCATTTCGCAAGTCCTTAATCTCAGCCAGCCGGTCAGCTTCTTTGGCTTCTGCCATCTGCTCGTTGGTCATAAAGTACACGCCGTCTTCCGGTTCGTTTATTCCGCCAAATCTGTCAAGGTTAATCATCTTTTGGCCTCCCTCTCTTACGTTCCTCTTTGATTTGCAACGCACTGTGCCACTGGTCTTTATCGATTTCAATGGTAGACCACCGGTGGTTACAGGTAAGGCACTTTTTGCGGCGAACAACACTGTCATTGTCAGGTCGGCTGTCAACCGTTGTAATGTTGTCACTGCCGCACATCGGGCATTTCATCGTACATTCCTCCACTCGTTCGTGTGGTGAGGAATGCGTTTTACTTTGCGATTTTCCTGTTCAATACGTTCATTTTCAGAGCTGACCCCAATGGCACACAAGACGAGTGCTGCGGCGAGGAAGCTACACGAAAGAAAGACGTACCCAAACATTGCTGCCACGCTTTGGCTTTTCTGGATTGCGTCGCCGCATCCTACCGAAAAGATTGCTAACGCGATTCCAAGCATACAAAGGACATTAGCTTTCAGGCTTTTCACTCTTATTACCTCCAAAACTCAGTATCCATGCCGTAGCCATCGCCACAGACGTCGCGATAATTCCACGGGTAGCTGATGCACCTACCAGAATACCGATGTGATGCACCATCCAGAAGTTCAGCAGAAATACCGCCAAAACCGTTGCCAGTGCTATGCCCCACATCAGGGCAACTTCAATCAGTGCTTTCATTTTGTCTCCTTTCGTTTTTGCCGTTGCTGTTCTGCTCCTAACTACTCAATGCCTTAGCCTATTGTTTCTATTCTTTGCCATTGCGTCGCACGTCGCCGCCGTTCGATGCCTTTGCTTATCAAAGCTACGCCTTGCATCCATAGCCTTTGCTGCGCCGCTCATGTCTGTTCCGTGCAATTCCATTGCTCGTCTGAGCTTTGCTCCGCTATGCCTTTGCAAATCCATTCTCTTCCTTGCATTGCCTTTGCTGTACCTTTCCTCGCATCGCGTTGCTATGCAATACGAGGCTATACCGTTGCAGAGCGAATCATGTCGTGTCTATGCAATTCCATTGCATATCTGTTCAATCCTTTGCATTGCCTTTGCCGCGCTGCTCCGCGCCCCGCCTTGCCATTGCGCAGCGCCTCATAGCGATACGAAGCAGTGCCGCTGCGAAGCATTTCTGCACATCGCCTTTGCCGTGCAAGACGCTGATGCGCAAAGCCATAGCGGTTAATTGAGGATTTCGTAAGCAAAGCGTCCTTTAGAGCTGTTTCGCCACTGGCCGATGCCACGCAGTGAGCCGTAGTCCAGCCACTCACGCACGACCTTCTCGTGAGAATCGTCCAGCAGCATGACCTCAAACTCGCAGGTCGAACCAGCGGGAATCTGCTCGCTGTTGGCGAGGCTTACGCGTTCGCCCTGCGCCGTCTGTGCGCGGAGAGGGCGCTGACACTCAGTAATCTCACCGTTCACATGAATAGGAATCATGCGGGGCTGAACGAAAATCAGACCATCAATGGCCTTCTTGTAGGCTGTTAGCTTGCCGGATTCATTGACGGCTTTCTTCTTGCCAGTTTCGGTTTTGCCTCCGATACGGGAAAGCATACCGCAAGCATCCTTGAAGAAGCCTTTAATCTGGTAATCGTACAGGATGGGTTCGCCGTTCTCGTTGCGAGGGAACACGGTCATGCCCTTGTCTGCCACAGCATCAGCGCCCAGAGCAGCAACTTCGTCCTCGATGGTGTTTGCATCAGGGGACTTGCTGGCGATGAACTCTCGCGCGATGTTCTGGTTGCTAGGCCATGTGCCGAGAACCGCTTCGGTGAATGTGATTCTGACTTTGATTTTTTTCATTTTTGCTCACTCTTTCTTTCTCGATATGTTCCAGTCTTAAAGGTTCACGCTCTTGCCATCGCTTCTGCCACGGACTGTTTTTGTTGAAGCTGCTTATTGCTTTCTTCATCGTTTGCCATCCTTCGCTTACGTTGGATGCGTTCCAGCCGGTCTTTCTCCCGGCTGTGCCAGCGGATTTCGCGCTTTCCGTAGTACTTACCGTTCATCGGGAGGGTCTACCTTTCCTTGCGCGAACAAAGTGCTGTAATGACCGTAGCTCATTCCAAGCTCTTTTGCTTTATCGTTCATCTGTTTGATGGTGTACTTCGGCTTAGGCTTTTCTTCCGTCCGGTTCCCTTCCGGTCTGGCTTTACGAGAAGATGTTTTGACGTAATCCGGGTGTTCTTTCCACCAGTCTGCGACCCGTTTTCGTCTTACAGCGTTCGCGCATTTATGATGGTACTTTTGATGTTCGTATACTTTACGCATCGGCCTTTTGCACCATTCGCACGGAACGACGCCATATGGAGCGCGTCGCGCTGCCTGGTTTTCCTTTTTAACCAACATTGCACATTCTTTGCAATACCGTTTGGTTTTGAGAACTTTGCCAAGAAGACAGCCGCACCGTTCACAGTATTTAATCTCCATCCACTTCACTTGCCTTTCTTAAGGCTCTTTCATTGTGTTCAGAAAAACACTGGTCAAGAAACTGGATGAACTTTGCGATTTTCTCTGCATCTTCCGGCGTACAGCCATTTTCTACAAAGCGCCTTGTCGCTTGCTCACGCTTGAAATCTGAGTAGGTCTTGGCTGCGGCGTCAATAGCAAACTTGGCTTCTTCTGGGTATTCAAGGTCTACCTTTAAGGTGATAATCTGCTCCATGTTCAGTCCTCCCACCCTCCAAAATCTTGCTGTTCTGCAACAGTCCTGGTCTCGATTCTCGGCGTTATGCCCAGCTTCTTGAGCTGCTCATGGATGAGCTTTTCACCATTGACCGTCCAAACCGTTGTGTTCGGGATATAAGTCTTGCCGTTGGAGCGCTGAATGGCTTTGCCTTTTCGATTCTTGGTGTATCCCTTGCCTTGATAGGGCTTGTACAGCACCCACTGACCATCGCTGTCTTTGTACTGAACTCGCTGGCTGTAAAGCAGCTTGTTCAGCTTTTCAGCAGTCAGACCGTAGTCCTTTGCAATGCTGGTGGCCGTCCGGCAGTTGTCCGCAATGCACACAGCACGAGCGAACTCAGCATCCGGTGTTAGCTCTGCAATCCGCTTGTCCTTCTCCTCCAGCTCCTCATGCGCCGCAATCAGTGCGGTTGCGAGAAGCTGCGAGCGAGTGAGCTGCGGCGCATTGTAGCTTCCAGTCTTGCGAATGGCAGGAAGTACATCGTTTGTGACCCATCTGCGGAACGGTGCTGCTTCTGGCTTGTCGCTGCGAAGGATGACGTGGTACAAACCGCTTTCGTTGACAATTACCATTTCCTGTTTGCCGCCAAGGGTGTCAATCAGACTGACACCCTTTTCGTCATCATCTAATCGGTCAGCAGCCATGCGGTTATTGTTAATACTAAGCACAGCGCACACGTCTTTCAGAACGAACCACGCTTCACCGTCCACATCGACTGTGCGAACTTTGCTGTTCTGATATTCAAAAACTTGAATGTTTGCCATTTTTTCTCTCCCTTCTTACACTCCCGAATCCCGAATATTCAAAATCCGGCAGATGCTTTTCTTGATGCCGGGCGTTTCCAGCTTCCCTGTCTTAACCTTGAAAAGGTAAGAACGGTCAAAATATCGTCCGGTGTCCTCCTTGACTTTTTCAATCAACCAGTCATTGGTCTTGTCTTTTTGGATAAGAGCAATCTCGATTTGTTTGCCAAAGTCACACAGAGGTTTTTTTTCAGCCATTATTTCACCTCCGGCTATTGATTTTTACGCATAAGTGTAATATAATGAAGTTGCTAGAAATCATTCATTACGCCTTCGCGGTACGGTCTTAGTATAATACGCTTTCGCGTAAAATGCAAGGCTTTTTTAAGCGTTCGCGTAATTTCAGCAAACCTTACAATGCGAGGACTGGAATTATGGCAAACTTGTACGAAAATATTGAAAAACTCTGCAAGCAGCGTGGAGTAAACGTGACCACTATGTGCAAGGAATCGGGCGCAAGCCGTGGGTCTTTGACCGATTTGAAGAACGGGAGAAAGCAAACATTGAAATATGAAACGCTTGATAAGATAGCTTCTTATTTTGAAACAAGCGTGGATGCTTTGGTTTCTGGCGAGCAAAAAGAAAACCCGCCCCAGCAGCTGCAAAGCGAAGTTGACGCGGATATCAAATGGATTGAGCAGAAGCTAGTGGAGATGTCGAAAGAAAAGCGTGAAGCTTTGATGAAGCTTATTAAAACGATGTGAAGGGGATGCCAATGAAAGGAACGAGCTTAGATAAGGCAGTTTTCTTTGGCGGCATTGGACTGCTTGTTTTTTCTTGCAGCCTGCATGGGACACCCAGTGCTATTGTTGGTATTGCTGGAATTGTTCTTTGCTGTTACAAGTGGCAGGCCTGCTTTGGCACAAAAGCAGAAAGAAAAGCCAAAAAAGAAGCACAAAAAGTTCAAGCAGAAATGGAAGCAGCGCAGAAAAGAGAAGAAATTAGGGCTGCGCATAACCCTGTAAAAGCAAAAATTATCGTTTCCAACACTAGCAAAAAGGCCGGAAGCGCCGCACTCCGTTCCGCTGTTGGCGGTTCAATTGCCGGTTTGCCCGGTGCTGTTTACGGTGTAGCATCCGCAAAATCTAAAACCAGCGTCACGTTTTATGTGACGTATGAAGATGGCCACAGCGGAACTGAAACCGTAAAATCTGATTCTAGCCGGTTCTTAAAACTTATGAAGGTCTGTGAAGATTGACCCGGTACAAATAAAACCCCTTGCGCCGGGCTTTCGGTAGCCTTATGCGCAAGGGGTTTTGTCATGCGTTAGTTATTATTTCTTTAGCTGCCGGAATCTTTTCAGGATGTTCTAGCAGCCATGCAATAAATCGGTCAATCTTGGCTCTTTCCTGTTCACTCATTGTGGCATATCCTCCCGATCGGTAAGTACGGACGTTCATTTGATATGATTATACATCTTTTAGTTGTAAAGTCAACGTATTTTTAACAACTTCGTAAAAATCAATCGTTTTCTTCACATCCATCACTTCATATCAGGAAAGCCGCGAGTGTTCAAGTCAAAAGGGACAACGCCTATCCATCTTTCCTCCAATCACAGCTCTACGAGCTGTCCGTCAATGCGTTCGATGCTATCTGCCGGGTTGCGCCCATCGTCTAAGGCGGCTACGGCGCGTTCCAGGATGCCTTTTGCTTCGAGGTAAGCATCTTTATCAGCTTCGTACCCAGAAAGGCTCAGGACAAGCTCCAGCGTCCGTCTGCGAGCGTATGGAATAATCAGAGCATCTACGGTTCGGTTCATTCGTTTTCCTCCCACGGTTCAGGTGTGTGCGGCTTCCCATCGGGAACGCTGGCGGGCATTCCGTCGATGATCGGCATACGTTCCTGGTTCCAGATTACAGCTTCTCTCATTTTTGTTCCCTTCCTCTTTGGAATTTTTTGACAATACAGTTATAACACAGGCTGCTGTTGGTTCTCCATAGCAGCTTTTTCCATTTTTTGGCTTGTCGAATCCGGCAGTTTTGCTGGATTTTGTTGAAAGGGTGAGAATTTATGGATGAATATTTAGTAAGAACAGCCAAAGCATTGGAGATAGCTCGAATGCGTTCCGGCTTAAGCCAGCAGAAATTGGCGGCAAAAATGGGCGTAAATCGTGGCACGATAGCAAATTGGGAGCAAGGTCTGGCAGCTATTTCCCTTCCGATGGCTATGCGCTGGTTCACCTGCTGCGGCGTATCGGTGGCTCGATATATGGACGCTTGCATTCATCCGGGGCTACTTGAACACCTTGAGGACGACCTTTCCGATCTAGAGAAACGGCGGATTCTTATAGATGCCATGATGGAATGTTCTTCCTATGAAATAGATGCCTTGCTGTACATCCGGTACGGAGATCACGGTTCAGACCATATCGGTGTGCTGACGGAGATTCTGGCAAACCTCCACACGCCGTTAAAGGACAGGGTCACTGTCTGCCGAATGGTGTCTGGTAGCTATGAGATGGCACAGGCCACCGGAACAGACCCAGACCCGAACGGAACCGCCCCAAAGATGGAGATTCTTTATCAGGCACAGGACGCCGGAACAGAAGCTGCTATGAAGTCCAACGATTCCTATACCGTGAATCCCAATAATATAACTGGCTGATTGTCGAATTATCGAAGTTTTTGAAGAATATTTTGTCCACGTTCATCCACTTTTTGTACACCTATCGGGCAAATTTGCCTTGTCAATCCGTCCCCCATAGGCTGTAAATCGACAACATATGCGCGAAATAAATAACGGATTAGCGTTAATTTGCTATTTGCAGTTGAGCGGCTTGTCAATCCGTCCCCCATAATACTGGTTTAAAAGTTTTTCATCCACTTTTTGTACACGTTAGGTAAAACTAATCGTTAAGCGCTTCAACCTTTTGGATGTTGAACAGCTGTTTATTTGGTAGTATTCGCTTTGCGTTTTCCACTTTTTAAGAGAGAAAGAAAAGATTTTGTGGAAAATTTTCTTCTTCTGCTATTAGTAGAAGTTATTTTATAATCTTGTTAATAGTCTTGTTTTATATAATGTAAAGAGGTGTACAAAAAATGGATATAGGTGTACAGATTGTGGAAATAAGTGTACGAAATGTGGATAGTTAGGTGTACAAGAAGTGGAAATAGGTGTACACTTGCTATTGATTTGTACACCTGTTTGTGATATACTCTTATACGAGAGGAGGCGTGATAAGAGTGTCTGATATTAAAGGCGGGAACTTGGTTGAAAAAAGCAGACAGCTTGTTTGGGCAAAGTTCACTGATTATACAGCAGGAGAGCTTCGGCTACTTGAAGTGTATCTTAGCCGTATCAATCCGAGAGACCCTGAAACTTCAACGGTTCAGTTTACGTTACAAGAGTATTGCGAGTTTTTGGGGTTGAAAATCAACTCTAGGAATTTGAAAGCACAGGTCAAGCATTTCATCGACAACTCCGTTGAAGTTCCTAGAGGTGACGGTTCAGGCTCGTTTGACTTGTATCCCTTGTTCAGTAGAGCAACTGTAAACTTTGAACCTAGTTTAATGAATATTACTGTGTCATTGTGTTGCAATCCGCTTCTGCAACCTGTTTTCTTCGATATTGCGGAGCGTGGATATGTCAAGTATCGCTTGCGCTACACAGCGAATATGAAATCGCAGTATAGCATTTTGCTGTATTCAATTCTCCGAGAGTTCATCGGACGTGGCGTGAGCCAGCCCGAAATTACGTTGGATAGATTAAGGGAACAGCTTGGTGCAAGAGAACCTAGCTATCAAGAGTTCAAGCATCTTAGGCGGCGCGTCATTGATATTGCGGTAGCTGAAATAAACGAAGTATCAGACCTGTGCGTTGAATATGACAAGGTTATGAGAGGCCGCAATGCGGTTGCTGTGAAGTTCAAAGTAGCTTTCAAGTCTAATGAGCCAGTCATAGACGTGGAAGCTAACGAGGTTGAAAGCGTAGAGCTAAAAGATGTTCCAAAGAGCCAACGACCTGCCAGAAAGCCCCGCAGCGGCGCATACGAGGATGTGGATTGGGCATCTATTGCGCCGGAGATGTCCAAAAGCCAGTGTATCTTGACCGCAAAGCTAGTGGCAAAGAGATTGCCAGAAAAGTATCCGAACATCAAGCCTAACAAGAAAAAAGAAGCTGTTGTGAACATCATTGAAAATGCATACAGGATTCTTGTCAGCGAGCGACTTGATAGAATTGAAAAAGACCTCGGCGCTTATATGTACTCAATTTTGAAAGAAGCAGACCTTGACGATTATGCTACGTTTGACGATAGCTTCTTGAAGTAGTCAGATGTAGCACATTAAGCAAATGATGCAGAAAGGAGAAAGAATGGAATGGATTAGTGTGAAAGACGAGCTTCCAGCTATTGGCGAGCCTGTTCTTGTTTTTGACGATGCGTCAGATATGATGTTTGGATTCATGTCATCCGATGGGTATTGGTTGGAAACGGGTAGCGAACTTCCTTGCAACGTAACACATTGGATGCCTTTACCAAAACCACCGAAAGAATAAAGAAAGAGTGATAAAATGGCAAAAATTATAGCTGTCGCCAACCAGAAGGGCGGCACAGGAAAGACCACCACAAGCACCTGTCTGGCTGGTGCGTTGCAGTTGCTTGGCAAGAAGGTGTTGCTGGTGGACTGCGATGCCCAGTGCAACGCAACGGACACCTATGGCGCACAGACAGAGGACGTATGCACCCTGTTTGATGTGATGACTAGGCAAGGCACGGTCGAAGAAGGAATCCAGCATTGTGAAGCTGGCGACATTCTTCCGTCCGATAGCGCATTGAAGGACATTGACGAGCAGCTTGTCCGGGACATGGGTAAGAACTTCCGGTTGCGAGAAGCCCTTGAAAGCGTGTCAGGGCAGTATGATTACATTGTGCTGGACACTCCCCCGCAGCTTGGTCTTGCGCTTGTGAACGCGCTGATCGCCGCCAACAGCATTATCGTTCCCATCACAGCAGACCGATACGCACTGGCTGGCTTGAGCCAGCTTTCGCAGACCATCAGCGATGTTCGCAGATACTTCAATCCGACTTTGAAGATTGAAGGTCTGCTTCTGAACCAGTACAAGAGCCGTGAGAACCTGTCCAAAGAGGTTGTGGAGCAGCTTCCTGTGATTGCACAGAGCATGGGGACAACGCTGTTGGACGTGAAGATTAGACCGTCTATGGGCGTTCGCAAGGCACAGGCAGAGCGACACAGCTTGTTTAACGGTGACACGGCAAAGAGTACAAGCGCAGAGGATTTCAAGGCGTTGGCGCAGATGATTGTAGAGGGGGATACAAAATGAGTAACAAGATATGGCATAGTGCGAAGTATGACCCACCGAAACCTAGTTCACACAATGGAACGACTTGTTTTTTGGTATATACTAAAGACGGGTATTGTCTCACAGCGAATCGTCTTTACAACGTGCACACCGGTGAGCATTATTGGTTGGACGTCCAAACTGGTTTGCGTACGCTCGATGTAGAATATTGGACGGAAGTACCGAAAGAACCTTGCAAAGAAAACATAGCAACTGTTCAGTTGAGTAAAGATAAATTGATGGAAATTGTAGAAAAAATCAATTCCGCAAGCGGAATCCAGGAAGAGGTTCTAAAAGCTCTAGGAATAAGCGGTAAGGGGGAGAAAGAAAAATGAAATCAACCAGCAAAAAATCCTCTGGTCTACTTGGCGGGTTTGATTTTCAGCCTATTTTTTCGGAACAGCCATTAAGCCGAAGTGAGCCAAAGGAAGAAGAAGTAAGCCAAGCAAAGCCGAACGAAGCCGAACAAGCACAGATTAAGCCCAGTGAAGCAACAGACAGCCATGCACAGCCCAATGAAGCACAGTTGAGCAGTATTAAGCCGAAGCAAGCCAAAGACAGCAAAACACAGCCAAACAATGCCATAGTAAGTGAAAGTAAGCCAAAGAAGCTGAAACAGGCGAGGGAAGTTCAACGTCTTATCGAACAAGGTGATGTATCCGGCGCACTAGCTGAAGCTGGCTTGACAAAGAAAAAAATCCCGATGCCGGAATCGCATCAGGGCGTTGCAAGCGGCGATGGCAAGCGTTCAAAGCGCATTACCATTCTTATGAGCGAGGAAGAGCGCAAGTATATCAACCGTGAAGCACGACGGCACGGCATGACGATTGGGCAGTTCGTTTACGCTCTGGCAGTTGCGGCGGCAGATGGGAAGATTGAGCTGGAAGATTTCTTGGAGGATTGACGTATGATTGTTTATAGACCTCATCGTGGTTCTTTGGAAGATGCCATGAAAGAAGCAAGAACTTTTCTGAATGAATGGCAAATGAAACGATATGTTGCAAATAACTGGAACCTTGCAATCGGAAGAAAAGTACTAGACCCAGAAGATATTATTATCGACAGCGAATCAACGGACGATGACCGTGTCGGTTGGAAAAATGTCCACATGGTTTGCGCGGCTCGAATCGGAAATGAAGATTACATGAAGAAGTACGGCAATCCGCAGTGTATCGGATATTGTGCTTACAATGTATCAAACGTGCCAAAATCAAGCCCGTGGATTTGTGCAAAGAACAGCGTTCCGGGAGATACAGACCCGCGTGTTATCGGATTCGATGAATCTGCCTTCGATATTGTTATAGCAAATTACGATGAGCAGTTCAAAGAGTGGCGGGATGATGAGGGCAGAACCCATAACATCACATATTGGATGCCGTTGCCTGAACCGCCTGTAAAATATTAAAATAACAAAGGAGCCATGTATGGAAAATTTCTATTGGGTCAAAATCCAGTACGATGATGACGAAAAATGCAGACACTTCCAAACTCCGTTCGTTTTGTTTGCAAACAGCAAAGAAGAAGCAAAGGCGAAAATCCAGCGAGAAATTCCCGGCAAGTTTTCAATTATTGGAGTTGTGGAACTCGACAAGAGCCTTGTAATCACTCCGCAAGATTTGTTTGACATGAGGTCAAAATCAACACTTTGGGAATAACAATAAACCCCTGTGTAGCCGCAACGACCGCACAGGGGTTCTGTTTTACTTATCAGCAATGCAATCCCAGTAGAGATACGCCTTGCCGTCTGCGGCATCTGCGTCCTCAAGGAACGCCTTTGCCATATCAGCGTAGAAGCCTGGAGTGTCAACGGACTGGCGCTTTGCGACCTGACAATAATCTGAGTACATCATGTTCATGACCGCCCAGAAATCGTTCGGGTCACAGGTGATGTTACGCTGTTTGGCAACGTCCTGCGTCTGTTCCAGCGTCCAGTGACAGCCCTTCGTGCCGTCAGCGTTCACCATGCTGTCGCACCATTCCTCCGCTTCATCGTGGGTGAGGTGCTGGCGTGGCATCTTGATGGAGCGGCTGTCCGCACCACCACGTTCGTATTGCCCAGACTGCTTGTCCCAGTCACCGTTCTGCGAGAAGCCGATTTGCGGCATTCTGCGTCCATTCTCCACGTCAGGGTAGCGGGGGATAGGGTAGGGGTCGATGTAGCGGTTCTCCTCCTGCGGATAATAGGGATAGCGGTCGTTGACACCTTCCAGCTTACGCAGACGACGTTCCACCTCACGCTCCCTGCGGTCACGCTCTTCCTCAAGGCGGTCGCGTTCCGGCTCACGGTTTTTGTCGTGGTCACGGAGCATCATCATGCGGCGGAAATTGTTCTTGCCCATAATTTACACCTCCTCAAGAAATAGATGCAGGCGCACCAGCGTGGGAGCGGCAGAAGCAGCCAAGATACTTGAACGTACCGGTGCCGGTCGCAGATGTTGCAACGCGGGTAGCATAGCGAGTGCGAGTGTGGATGCTCTCAGCGGTTGCCTGAGCGCAGTTGCAGTCGGTCAGAGGGTATGCGGTCGTACCTGCACCGATGGTGATGACAACAGGGGCGTTGATGGTGGTCGTGTCCGGGATACTCTGGGCGACCACGATGCAATACTTCTCTCCGTTCTGGTATGCGCCAGCAGGGATATTGATGGTCAGGGTGTCATTGGCGAACGTCACCGCATCCGAGATGACGAGGTGCGGGCAGAGTTTGCAGCTTGTTTTGCAAGCCATAATGTTTTTCCTCCTAAAAAATCAGGGGCAGAGGTGTCTTACCCCTGCCCCGATGGTTCACCCGGTGTTATCGGGGAGTGTGTTGGTTAGCAGCAGCCACAGCAGTTCACGCCCACGTTGGGGTTCGCCACCTGATAAGCAGGAATCGGGCGAGGATTCACACGGTTCAGGATGGTGTCGGTCTGGGCGCTCATCGCGGTGGTCAGAAGCGCATTCTGCCGGTCCTGAGAAGCGGCGAACTTCAGGCTCTGGTTCTCAGCGGTCAGAGTGGCAATCTTGTCCTGAGTGAAGTAGTCCATCATGCTGCGGAAGTTGGCGTTGCAGTTGTCCACGATGGCGCGGGCGTTATCTGCGATAGCCTGACGGGTGGCGCAGTCCTCCGTTGCGATGGTGTACTTCAGGTCGCCAATCAGCTGCTTGTTCTCGCAGCAGCAAGATGCAAGCTGCGTGGCAAGTGCGGTCTGACCGGCCTGCCGTGCGTTGCCCTCCTGCATGATGGCAAGGTTGATGGCATTGTCGCCGTTGGACACGCTGCGTTCCAGACCGTTCACCAGCTGTGCGTTCTGGTAGCCAAGCTGACAGATGGCACTGTTCACGCCTGCAAAGCCATTCGCAATGTTGGTGTTGACGCCGTTCATCTGTGCCAGCTGGTCATAGCCCAGAGAGCAGATACCACTCTGGATGCCAGCCAGAGAGCGGGAAGTATCCTGCTGGTAGAAGCCCTCAGACAGAGCTGCACGAGTGTCGTTACCGCCCTGCCCGGTTGCGCCAGTGCCGACCAGATAGGGGATGTAGCTGTTCATGCCGTTGTCGCCGCCGTTCCGGCCATAGCCGTTTGTGCCCCAGCCGAAGATGATAGCGAGGATAATAACAGCCCACAGACCCTCATTGCCGAAGAATCCGCCGTTGTTATTGCCGCCGTCCTGCCCAGCCAGATAGCCAGTTGCAAAATCGTCCATAACAAAACTCCTTTCAGTTTTGCGTTATGCTATCCCACCGCCGTATGCGATGGGCGAAGCCAAACAAATGCGGTTTTTGTCAAGTCCGCAAAACTGAGAAGCGTTTCGCTTAGAGGAATGCTTATTTTGGGATTGTTAAGTCAGCTTGGAGGGTTGTCTTTTTCGTCTTTTGGGTCATCCCAATTTTTGCTGGCAGCACCGAAAATGAAGCCAAGCATTAAAGGAACCCATATTTTGTCATTGCCACACAGATTGTTGATGTCAAAATCTTTTTCGGAATGGCTGTTTTCAAAATTATCCATTGTAAAGCCTCCTCACTTCGGAAGCGTTAAGTTCAGGACGCTTGCCAGTTGGTTCAGGTCGATGCCACGCTCTTTGGCGAGGTTCTGCGCCATCGTCCTGAGTTGCGCTTCGTTTTTGCCCTGGATCAGGTTCAGCCCTTGCATGATTGGTGCGCTCTGCCCGCCCAACTGCTGGATAAGACCCATCGGGTTTTGCCCTGCACGAGCCAGATTTGCAAGCTGCATGATAGGGCTGTGAGTAATCATATCAAACGGAGAGGACATCGCTTATTCTCCTTTCTTAGCGGTGGCAGCGGGTTTCGAAAAGCTCTTCTGCCATTTTTCTAGTTCATCCAGCCGATGGACGAGGGCGCCGTACTGCTCAATAGGCACATACTGCTGTGTCGGTGCAGCGGTCTGCTGCGCCTGTTGCGCTTGCATCTGCCTCCACGCTTCCGGGCTGTAAAACTCTAACACGTCAGATTCACAAGTGTTTGGGTTCAGACGTTTGCAGTAGATGACACCACTACGCAAATCCGGGCAATATGTCCATCTTCCGTACAGGTCTGACGGTATCGCCAGAAATTCTTCCCTGCTGGAAACAGGTCTGCCAAGCAACCAACCGCCGTCCTGTGCCGACTGCTGAACAGGCTGTTGCCCATTCATCGGCTGCGGACGCTGCGGTTGCGCCTGTTGCATTTGCGTGTTCGGTAGGGGAGTGGCAAGCCCTACTGTACCCATGCCGCCGTAAGGATTGACAGGCTGCTGCGGAACGTAGGGCACTCCAGGTGTCGGATAATAGCTCATAATACATCCCTCCTTGTGCTCCTAGTGTACCGCAACGGCAAAAAGCGGAGGACAACGAAGGTACAACGAAGGACAAATATAAACTGATACAACTGATACAAAACGAACAAAAAAATAAGGCAAAGTCTGGCGACTATGCCTGTATCACTTGTAGCAGTTTTGTGGTATAATCAGTATAGTAAAAGAAAACGGAGGTAACGAATATGGAAAACACCACTATCAAAAATCTCGGAAAGCTCTACCGCTTGCTGGATGAAGCCTGCAACTCCGACCGCGTGAATCAGGCAGACCTTGACAACGCTACGAGGTTTCCCGTGCGTGGCGTGATGATGAAAATCACGCTGGCGCACAAGCTCCACAAGATGACCCCGGAGCTTGACAACGCCTGCGCTTACGTCCTGAAGGATGTAGACCTTGAGGACGTGGATAACAGCTTTGCGCTCAAAGCATTGCCGTTGCAGCAGCAGGGCATGTTCCAAATCGGATATATGTCGCCCGATTATAAAACGCTCGGCGTGTCTGCCGTAAAAATCAAAGCCGCGCGGGAAAGCGCCGGTCTGACCATTCGTGCGTTGTCGGAGAAGACCGGGTTGTCTACCGCGACCATCCAACACGCAGAAGCCAGGAAACCTATCCGGATGACCACGCTCAAGAAAATTGCTGCGGCCTGCAACGTATCAGTAGAAGAGTTGCAAGGGTAAAAGAAAAGCGCCCACACGGAAAAATCCGCATGAGCGCTTAACTGTAAGGATGCACACATTGGAGTGCAATGCTAAGATACCACATCATCCAATATATGGCAATGGCTTCGACAAAACTAGTGTGTATAAAGCAAAAATCCCCCACTTTGCCTACAAGTACCCAGCGTGGCACGCAGGGCTTCGACAAAGCAGGGGGATTTTTTATGCCGCCGAAATGGCAAAGTCTAAAATCAAGAGCGGAACCGCCCGCAGACAATGCCGCTCTCTACAAAGGCCGTAGCCTTTCAAATATCCACCCTGTTGTGCTTCTTCGAGAGGCCGGGTGGATTTCGTTGGCATTATTTTACAACGTATCCAGCATTTTGTCAATGCCTTTCAGCCGGTAGCCTATCGCCGTCCGGCTGTAATGGGTCTGTGCTGCAATGTCCGGCAGCGAAAGCCGCTCAACGTACCGCAGTAAGGCTATCTTACGGTCTACCCTCCCAAGCGGCGCGTTTTTGATGGCGGCGGTCATCCTCTGTCGGTCAAGTCCTTGCAGCGCAGCGGGCAGCACCACACGAGCCGCCGCCACAGGCAGCACCGAGCCAGAAAGGCTGCGGCAGCTGTCCGGCGTTGCGCACCATAGCGGTGAATTCGCGCTGAAAATGGGAAATTCGCGCTGAAAGTGTGCAAATTACGCTTACTTTACGCTGGATTTGCTTGATTTTGGCGTAAATCTGGTATGTAGTGCTGCTCATGGTCTTACTCCTTACTCAGTGCCGCCTTTGCGCGGTCAAAGAAAAACTGAATCACGGTGCCGATGGTCTCATCGGTGATGGCCCAGCTGATGAGCCTGCCGTATTTGCTGGCACTCAGGGCGGCGCGGAGCATCTTGACGACCCACGCCTTGCGCTCTGCGCCGCGCTTTGTCCCCTGAATCTCCTGCTCTGCCCGCTCGATGAGGTCGAGCACCAGCGGCTTTACCGCTGCGCCATAGCCCAGCCGGATGCAGCCCAGGGCGTAAAAGATAAAGCCGCCCAGCATGAGCACAAGGGCCACAGGGGCGGGAATGACGCCCAAAATGTTATTGATTGTTGCCATGTATTACTCTCCTCTCTCTTTTTCGAGGTCTGCAATGCGGTGGTTTGCCACCTTCATCTGTTCTTCAAGCACTGGGATGCGCTGGGCAAAATTGTTGTGTGTCCGGACTTCCCGGGTCAGCTCGTCCAGCTTAGTGTCGGTAATGGCCTGCTGTTTTTCCAGCTTGGCGTCCATGTTTTGAGCGGCCCTGCTATTAGAGATAAGCACGCCAATCAGGCTCAGGCTGCCAGTGATGAGTGCTACGATGATCGCGTCGCTCATGCGCCCTCCCGGAGACGGGTCAGGCCCTTCTTGCGGATGATTTTCGGATAGTTGAGGGTGGTGACGTTGAGGTCTACGTCGCCGGAGATGCCCGGCACCGCGCCCTTACTGGTGTGCTGGTGAGCGTTGTAGTTAAACGTCACGTTGGGTGTCTTGCCGGTGTAGTCGGCAAGCCAGACGTCCCACCGAGAGGACAGCCGAGCCATGTCCAGCTCGTACTTGTAACCGGTGTAGGTGTACAGTTGGGCGTAAAAACCCATCCGCTCCACCTGTTCCAGCGCGTAAGCGGTAAGGTTGGACAGGTCAAGCGTGGACAGCTGCTTGAGCTTGTTTTCCTCCACGTCCACGCAGATGGGGAGAGAAAACTCCTTGCCGTACACCGCCTGCCGCAGCAGGGCAAGCTCTGCATCGGCCATCGCCTCGCTGGTGGCGTAGGTGTAGTAGTAAACGCCCACGTCCAGCCCGGCAGCCCGGGCGTTGCGGTAGTTGGTCTCAAAGGTCAGGTCGATATACAGGCCGTCCGACCGCTTGGAGAGTTTGCGGTTGGTGCTCACCGTCTTGAGCATGACGCCCTTGTAGCCAGCCGCTTTGACCTTGCGCCAGCCGTCGAGGGTGATTTTGCCCTGATACCGACTCACGTCGATGTAGCGGTAGGGTGGTGCGCCCTCCCAGCCGGGAGGAGCAGCGCTCTGGGTGTCCACGGTGGACACAGGGTCAGAGGTAGAGACATCTGCCGCCCGGGAGAGGGAGGAGAAGAGGGAAGCGAGAAAGTTGAGGATGGCGTGTAGCATTTTGAGACTCCTTTTTGTTTTTAAGGTGGAATAAAGCCCTCTTAATTAGTCCAATTTATAGTCGTAATTGAATCTAACGTTACAACCGGGTTCGATTGTTTTAATACATTCATTGGCAAGTAAAGACATACCGTTAACATTTGGGTGTAAGTCCTCGTATAGTTGTCCGTTGTTTGCTGTATATTTGCTGTTAGAATAATACGTCAACCCACAAGTCGAAAAATCAATTACTTTTGCGCCGAACAAAGCGGCAACGTCTCGAATAGCGTTATTGTAATCTTCCAAACTATCTCCAAATTTATTTGTAATAGGAAAACTGAATGTGGTTTTACCGCCAACAAAAAGAGTGCAGCAGTAAATTTCGGCTAATGGATACTCCGTTTTAATTTTATTGAGCATACAGGCATATGCGGACTTGAAGTCAGTACAAGGATATGTTGGGATAGGAGATTTGCAGTCATAAGTACCAACAGGGAACTCTGTAAAATCGTTTATACCACCTTCGATAATGATTATATCCGGTCGCGTGTAAACACCGTTTAGCTGAAAACCCAGTCTATTTGTTCTAGCATCACTGGACATTTTATAGTTGCTGTTTCCCGCAACCGTACTAGAACCTCCCGCGTTACATACACCAAGTTTTCCTTGCAAAGCCAGTATAGTCTTATACCACCATGTGTCCTCTACAACAATTACTCCACCATAAACACCATTATAACTATTGTTATAGCCACTAGGAATATACCCTTTAAATGTACTTATACTATCTCCCATAATAGAAAAATACTTGCCTTTACATTTTGGTATATATTTTCCATTCGCGGTAAATTTACTGACTCTAAAATCTATATTATCTGCATATCCGTTTTGGAAACAGGCAAAGGAAATATTTTCGTTATTAGGCACTGTCACGATTTCATCTGAAAATTTCTGATTTGCTCTCCACCCATATCTATCAATATATTTTCCACTAGCATCAAGGAATACACATAAAGCAATAGCAGAAGAGCCCCCAATATAGGCAGTAACTTTAAACATATCACCAGCTTTACAAGGCACTTTTACTGTTCTAAACGCATCGATACTTGTAAATGCTCCGTTAGTTGCATTATAATATCCTTTTTCTACTCTTTCGACCGTAGGTATATATTGAAGAGTTTCATCTAAATCTTCCTTTAGTTTTCCGATCTTATCTCCCGTTTCTTTCGCATCCGCAGCCATGCCGGAGATGGTGAGGGTAGTATCAGTGCCAGCCAATGCGTTAAGAGTATTGGCGTTCATGGGAGTGCCTTCCACGATGGGCTCGTCGTTGCGAATCAGTGTGACGACCTCAGACGTGCCGTCTGACTTTTTCATAGTCCAACGGCCCGGGTATTTTGCTTTTCGGTCAATAAACTGCATAGTAAGGTTCACCTCCACAAATTGGCTCGGAGCAGTAAATCGTATAATCTTTTGCTATACTTTCGATGTCATAAAGTATCTTTTCGACCTGATTTATCACACCGAATTTCATAGAAAGAGATTTCGGAACATCCGGAGTAAGGCTTGTTCCGCTACATTTTGAACGGATGGCTTTCACGCTGGCTATCCAACGATTGGCGTCCTCTGTGGTAAGATAGCTGTTCGGCCCCCATTCGGGAGTAGACGTTCCGGTGAAAGTGATTGTTCCAGAAAAAATTATTTTGGCGTCATCGCCATAGTAGGCGCTACCATGTGCAATGTCGATGTAGTCGTTTGCTACGACCCAAGATGGCTCGACAGAGGGCGGATAGAAGTTGTTGGCAGCGGCGAAATAGAGCTGGTATTCGACGCCCTTTTCCAGCACGATGCTGCTCATGTCCAGCACTACATCGTTGTAGCCTTTGACAAGGTCGATGGACTTGTCTACCAGAGCGGTCTCGGTGCCGTACTTGCGCAGGACGGTGCGCATTTTGCCCGGCATATAACCCTTGACGCGGAATCCCAGCGAGCGGAGCGGCAGGCCCGCTTTCTTGGCCGTCAGCGGCATGAAGAACTCGGACTTGGAGGGATAAGTGTCCCACGCAGGGATTTCTCCGGAAGTATTGAGCGCCGTCACGACTGAAATCGGGTCGATAGGAAGTTTCACTCCGACAATGTCAGCAAGCTCTTTCATGCCCTGTTCGATTCGTGCATAGTCAGTGTAACTGAGCGCTCCTTTCATACCGGCGGCCCACTCCTGCTGTTCTTCCTCCGTCCATGTGCCGCTTCTTGCCTTTGCGGTCAGTTCTTTTACCCGGTCTACATCTGCCTGCGTTCGGTCAGTAATCCACTTTGCCATACAATTACCTCTTAAAAAATCAGCTTGCCGTCAGCGTCAATGGAAAGAGACTTCGGGACGGTAAATGCGGGGTGAACGACATTGTCATACTTACGAAGACCTTCGTCATTCGTAGCGTAAGAAATCGTCTCTGCGTTAGCATTCACTTGTAACATAGAATCATACACAGCGTATGCGTCTACAAGTTTGCTGACCAACAGAGGTCGCCAGTACTTGTTTGCGCTTGAGCTTGTGCCAGCAATATCATAGAGCATCTGAAGCGAGTACAGGTAGGGAGTTCTTGTCCAGATGGAACGCCCTCTCTCAGAACCTTCTATGTCGGAGGCAAGCATTGCTTTCAGGATTTTGGATGCATTCTGCAATGGAGTGCCTTCGTTGTGCTTATAACTCGGGCTGCTAGTTGTCCAATTCGGAGCATCAGAGCCTTCTGTGTCGTATCCAAACTCGTGGTTGGAAAGAAGGAAAACACTTTCGGCCATCGTGGATACCCTGCTGCTACCAGAGCTACAGTAAGAATCGGAGAAGCCCGGGGTATAGTAAATGGTTGTCTTGTTGATAGCTTGCTTTTGAGCATAACTGAACGAGTTGAAGTAGTCGTTGTTGAGCCAGCTGCTTACGCTGCTGCTGGCGTAAGCAGACCATGTAGAATTCCAAGCCATGATAGCCGCGTAATGTTTTCGAACCAGAAGAGTTCGTCCGGCTCCATTCAGCTCGCTTTCGTAGTCGTGCTTTGCAACGATAAACTCGGCCACATTGCCGCCCTCGTCCATAAGAACAGTGTCGCCCTCTGCAACATCAAACAGGTTGTACGATGTTGTAATGAAAGAACATTTCGCGGAGACGTTGCCTACAAAGGCAGTGACAACAGCCTTGCCCGGGGAGTTCCACTTGACTTGACAAGTGGATTTTCCTTCTGCGTTTGTCAGAACGTGAAGGGAGACAATTCCTTCGGGAGAAGCTGCCCAGTTGATTTTGGGAGAATCAATGGTAGCAGGGGACAGGGTAGCGGAAAGAACAACGGAATCACCCCAGTCAAGCTGTTCGCTGACATGGTCAAGAGACAAGGACTGAGCATCTGCCATCATGTACCCCTCTACAGTGCCTTTGAAGCACCCATTAAAGGTGTATTTTGCATTAGTCACCAGCAAAACGGCGTCGTAATTGAACTGGTGGTGAATCTTTACCATATCAAGAGCGTCAACGATAGGGCTTGCCCGATAAGTAAGAGAAGCTTTGCGACGATTGGAAAGGACTCCATAAGACTCTGTAAGGGCATTCCTGGATTTTGCAAGGATGTCCTTTGTGAGCATAACATTGCTCAGAGTCTGGCTCACGCCTTTGCCCGAAGGGCTTTCGGGATAAGCGTAGGTAACACCACCTGCGGTAGTCACCACGTTGAGCATATTTTGAGCAAAGGTGATTTCCGGCCAAGAATAATTGTTTAGCACCGGAATATCCAATACCGAATCAGAGGCGACAGAACCGTACACACGGTTAATCTTTATTACGCCATCACGAGTCTGGTACAGAGCCATTCCGGCCGCATTAGCGGCAAGCTGCAAAATATCGGAGTTGTGATAAGAAGACCCATCGCTCGTGATGTCCGTAGAGTAGTCTTTCAGTTCATCAGAGATTTCTGCCGTGATGCCATCTGCTTCAAGCTGCTCCAGTGCATCGTAGCACATCTCATAGAGCGTGCCGTATTTTCTTCCGGTGTACTTCGTGCTGGACAGATATAGGAAAGCGTCTCGCGCCTGAAAGGACGCTTCAATGCTGTTGGCAGGAACGCTCCACTCCGACAGGAAGAACATTCCTCCGCTTACCCATTCGGTCTTTCCGTCAACATCCATTCCATAACGAACAGTAACAGGCTGACGTTCATAGATGTACTTATAAATCCCTTGAGGGTTTACGGAGTCCCATGTACGGTCGCTGTTATCGAGGCTAAAGGAAATCGACTCCTGAGAAAGCTGCCCGGAGATAGGGTCTCTTGCAGAAGAATGGCTATAGGACAAGATTTTGGTCTTGTCGAACACCAGATACCTTCCGATTTTCACTTGTTCGACCCTTACTCGGCGGTTAGGGAGACACCACTTCAGTACCTCAATCTCTACGGCATCAAACCCGGAAAGCTCTACATCAACATCAGAACGGACGGATTTGTTTCCGTTTACGGTCACAGTTTTTAACCTGTTAGTCCCAAGATATGCGCTGACCGAAAAATCTATAGCGTATTCTTCAAATACCGTAGACCAGCAAATTGAAACGCCGGGAATCGAGGACTTGCTCTCACTCGGAAGCTCAAGCCGGATAACAGGATGGTTTGAATCGTCAAAAATCTTGGCGCTCAAAAAACCAGTAGTTCCATACGGAGGGGAAGAAGGAACAATGGCGCAACTTCCGTCAAGAACAGTGAGATTAAGCTCTCCTGTGGAATACCTCGAAATGGAAGCGTTATTGGAAAGCGAAATACTGTGAAAGGTGGAGAACGGGGCTGCCGATGACGTGACGATGGTAGCTTTTTTGTTGATACCCGGCTCAGTGATTCCACAGGTAATCTCTACAAAAGATTCCGGGACGAGGGTTTCGTTAAATTTTTCTTTCCACTTATCGGAGACTTCAACCATGTGTCATACCTCCACAAGAGAAAGTTTGCACCCTGTCCATCCCATCACGCCACCGGTCTTCGGCCCTCTACGCCACATGCCGCCGGTGCGGTCGGAGACATACATCTGACGGGTGGTATAACCGGCTGTGGCTTGGTTATAGAATTTAACAGTGCAGTAAAAATTCGTGGTAAAAAGGCTCAAGATGTCGGCCCACTGCCGCGCGGTGAGGTAGTTCCATGACATGGAGACCTTTGCTACATCATGCCGAACGACAGAACCAACAACTTTGCCCTGAACATTTCGGCCAGAGGCCACGATAGTGCTAGTCGTTCCCTCATAAGAGGAGGGTTCCGGTAGCTCTACGCCATTCACCGTAACCAGTGCAGGAATATTGGCCATCTGAACCATCCTTTCTTAATAGGAATAAACTTCAGTACCCATAATAGACACACCACGTTCTTTCTGGGTCTTTTCAACAGAAGCGGTGAGCTGCTTGCCGTCAAGGTACACTCTTATATCTCTTCCATCAGAGATTTCCTCTCCATACCGTTGCCAGATGTCGAGGAATGCGTTGTAGCAGCCGTTGTACACAGCATCTCTCATCTCTTCGGAGTTCCCACTTGCGGCAGAATAGGTGCCACTATAGGAAGAGCTGGATGTCGAGGAATTGTAGCTAGAGCTTCCAACATACTGAGATGTATCGCTGTAACTACCGGTAGAATGGCTACCGCCAAGTTTCGATACGATTCCAGCGATTGCAATACCAAGGGTAGCGGCAGCAGCAAGGGCTACGATTCCAGCGGGAATGCCAAAAATCGTAGCGCTAAGGGCGGCACCCACAGCAGAAAGCATTCCCGCCACTGCGGTTCCGATAGTGCTTACCAGCCCGGCAAACCCAGCGAAAATTGTCGGGAAAGAACTGAGCAAGCCGCCAGACAGCGCAGCGCTGATTGCTTTAGCAGCCGTTGCGAGAGGAGACTTCACGTTTCCGAAAGCCTGCGTAATACCAGAAAGCATCGTCTGAGTTTCAGAGGAAACCTTTCCGAAGTTCTGAGTCAGTGCGCTTACCAGATTTTTGCCAATGGTAGCGGCTGTATTCAGCAGAGAAGAAGCTTGGCTTTTCAGTTCTTTGCTCAGCCTGCCAAGCAAATCGCTTGCAACGGACTTGACGCGTTTACGCTGCTCATCGCCCATAGCGCCCCAAATGCCAGCGGCAATGGTAGTGCCGACTGTTTTCCAGTCGCCACTCTGTGCGGCCTGAATGAAAGTTTGCACCGTACCGAAGAAGTTTGTCTTGAGGTTGTTATCGAGTTCGGCCCACTTAGAGTCTAGCCCGGAAATGATGCCGTTGACGTAGCTTGTGCCGCAGTCAATGCCATAGTTCGCCATTTCTTCGCCCTTGAGCTTGGTGGCGTCTACGAGCTTATTCATAGCATCGTTGACGTAACTGAGAGCGCCAGTGATACCATTTGCAAGGCCTTGGTTAATGTAGATACCAAACTGTTCAAAAACTTTGGAAGGGGAGTGGATGCCGGTATCTGTCGTGAACTTATCCAGAATAGCCTTTGCAAGTCCACCAACAGTTTTCTTTGCATTCTCAATGCCTTTGTTGATACCATCAATCAAGCCCTGAACGATATTTTTGCCATAGTCCCAAAATTTTGCGGGGAGATTTTTGATTGTATCAACCAAACTGTTCCAAGCCTTGTCCCAGTTTTCTTTGAATCCGGCCCACTTCTGGTTCCACCACTCGCCAACGCCGACAAACCACTGCTTTAAACTTGCACTCGCTTGGTCAAGCGCCTGAATTGGATGCTGAATAAACCCGGGCAAGCTTTCCCATGCAGTTTGAAAATTAGTGCTGAACCCTTGCCACTTTTCATTCCACCACTCGCCAACGCTGACAAACCAGTTTTTTAAGCTCTCGCTTGCCTTGTCGAGAGATTCTGTAATTTTGTCCCAGTTTTGATAAATCGCAATTCCGGCATCGGTCAGGCCACCAACAATCAAACCAATCAGCGCACCGATGCCTGTACCAATCGGGCCTCCAAGAGAGCCGATAATTGCCCCAATGCCTGCGCCAGCCATTGTCGAGCCAAGCGGAATCAAAATTCCGTTTAACGTGTTTAAGCCATTTTCGACAGCATCATAAACGCCAGTTACAAACATAGGTATGCCGGTTACTATTCCGCCAACTGCCGCTCCAATAATCGCGCCAGCAGTAGATCCGCCAGCCGCTTTAATGGCTG